TCTGGTCTATATCCTTCAACTCAAAGAACGTTGAATATGTCACCCGAAACTAAAATGTTTAAGGTTGACAATTGGGATAAAGATAAGTTCGTGAGTGACCCGAACTTTGTATTCACATTGAAAGCCAAAGGTAAAAAATGGACAAGTGCTGAATTTAGAGCATATCTTATCGATAATAGTTATTCGGTAGCTGCTAACGGAGTAGTATATGATTTAAGACGTAAAGGATTGATTCCGTCTATATTGGAACGTTGGATGGAAGAACGTGAGGAGTATAGAGGTTATGCTAAAAAGTATAAACAAGAAGGTAATAGACAGTTAGCTGATTATTACGAATCTAGACAGTTAACTCAAAAGATTATTTCGAACTCTTTATATGGTGTATTAGGTAATCGTGCATTTAGATTTTATGATGTAGATAATGCCGAGGCTACAACCATTACCGGCCAAGCCGTAGTTAAACAAGCTATGAAGCGAGGTAACGAATGGTTTACAACTAAGACAGGTATCGATAAAGATTATGTGATATATGTAGATACGGATTCGAACTTCTTTTCAGCTATGCCTATTATAGAGTTAATGGAGAAGAAACAGAATAAAACTTTATCGTATGATGAAAGAGCATCTGTAACATTTAAAACTAGTCAGGCAGTTGAAAAGTATATTAATGATTCATTTGATGAGTTTGCTAAATTATATTGTAATGTAGATACGCATTTTTGGACATTCAAGCAAGAATATGTTGCGGAGGCAGCGGTTTGGTTTGCTAAGAAGCGTTATGCTCAAAAGATTATATCAGAAAAAGGTGTATCGATATCAGACATTACAAAAGGCGCTAAACAATTTAAGTTGGATGTTAAAGGATTAGATGTTGTTCGTTCTAACTTCCCTCGTAAGTTTAGAGAGTATATGTCAAGCTTATTGATGAAGATATTGGATAATGAATCGAAAGAAGCTGTGGACGAAACGGTATTAGATTTCAAAGAGTATCTATTAACGGTTGAAAATGTAACTGAGATTATGCCAGCTAGTTCTATTAAGAAACTTAAAGAGTATGTTATTAAACGTCCAGATGGTTTCTCAGATGTTAAGAAAGGTACACCAGTTCATATTAAGTCGGCAATCAATTACAATAATTTATTGCATATCTTTAAACTAAATCATTTACAACCAATCGATGCTGGTCAGAAAATAAAATGGGCATATATCAAACCAAATGCATACGGTTTTGATACAATTGCAATATTGGACGAGAATGACCCAGACCCAATCATACAGTTCTTAAAAGAACATTTGAATAACAATCTTATATACGAAAAGATTATGACTAATAAGTTACAATCGTATTACGATGCCATGGGTTGGGGCGATATTCCTAATAATAAAAATCTTAACAAATTCTTTGGATTTTAACATAATATATTCTATATTAATCATATGTTTGGAGAAGAATATTTTTTCGGTAAAGAAGTAGAAGGACCTCTTGCCGATATCGAAACTTGTTTCGTTAGAACGCGTGTACCGCATGAGTATGACAAATACCCGCACGTGTATTTCTGTATTAGTTACATTGAAAAGCAATTTTGGATTCCGATTGAAGAATGTTTATCAATAGGTCAAATCGTTACATTAGAAGTAACGCCCGAATTGTTAAAAACGATACCACCTACCATATTCAATAGATGTAGAATTATGTTGTCTTTAGACTGTCCAGAATTGGAATTGTTAAAGAAAAATGATATATTAAAGATTGTTACGCGGCCATTTACTACTTATAATGTAGTTAAGTGCACGATGCAACAATCAATTCCAGATGACTATAAATTTGATAGTAAAAAATCTACATTATGAATACATTATACTTAGTTGATTTAGAAGCTGTAGAGACTAGATATACAGGTGAATGGAAACGCTATTTGCCTAAACGTCTCAATCAGTACTTAATGGATAGTAATCTCAACTGGAATATTAAAGTTATACGCGGTACCGATGATATACCAGCCGCAACTACGCCGGGAGCATTTTTAAACTTTGGCGGTACGAATATTTACAAGTCAGACCAGTTAATACAAATTGCTAAATTGTTTTGTGATGGTAGTATTAAGTCTGGCGATAAGTTTTTATATACAGATGCTTGGAATCCAACTATATTGCAAGTAAAGTATATGAGTGAACTATTACAAATACCTGTAGAGATTCATGCATTATGGCATGCAGGTAGTTATGACCCGCAAGATTTCTTAGGTAGATTGATAGGCAACAAGCCTTGGGTTCGTAATACAGAGAAAGCCATGTTGCACGCTATCGATTACAATTGGTTTGCAACTCAATTTCATATAGACTTATTTAAACGTACGTTTGATACAGAAGGCCTTAATATATGTCTTACAGGTTGGCCAATGGAGTATTTAAAAGATACTTTAGATTTTGGAAAATACAAAAAAGATATTATATTATTTCCACATAGGATAGCTCCGGAGAAACAGCTAGACATATTTAAAGATTTGTCAAAACGGTTACCTGAGTATGAATTTGTCATTTGTCAAGAAAGGCAATTAACGAAAGCAGATTATCACACCCTTTTACGTAAATCAAAATTAGTTTTTTCCGCTAATCTGCAAGAAACGTTAGGCATATCGTGCTATGAAGCTGTTTTAGCCGGAGCGCTCCCTATGGTACCAGATAGATTAAGTTATAAAGAAATGTACACGGATGATTTCAAGTATCCAAGTGAATGGACAGAATCGTGGGCGAGTTATGAAAAGAATGCAGATAAGTTAGCTGGATTCATGCAACAATGGATGAATACGTATAAACAACGTGCTAAAAGATTAAAAGTATTGGAAACTAAATTAGATAGTTTCTTTAATTGTGAGAATTTATTAAAAGGAATATTCAATGACAAATAAACCTAAGCGTTTTATTTATTTTCCGTCACTATCAGCTGGCGGAACGGCAGACCACTTTAAAAAGAATAAAGATGTAATGCCAGGATTGACTTGTCGCTTTTGGGACGAAAGTTTTCCAGAAGAATGGCGTCATCCTTATTTTCTAGTAACTGCAGGACACTATTATAAGAAGCCTGAGACTAGAAAAGATTTCGGATTGGAAAAAGCATTTGTATTTGGCGACTCTGGAGGTTTCCAGTTAGCTAGAGGTGCTCTGAAATGGAGTCCGGAAATTAGAGAAACTATTTTCAATTGGTTAGAGAATAATGCTGATATCGCAGCTAACTTAGATATTCCGCCAAGAACTACTTATGCTAATCGTTTTGAAGATTCATTGACTATTAGTTTAGAAAACTTCAAATGGTTCGAAGACCATCAATCAGGTAAATGTACATTCTTAAATGTATTGCAAGGTTCTAATACGTATCAATATTCATATTGGTATGATAAAGTAAGAGACTTTGAATTTGGTGGTTGGTGTGTAGGTGGTCCTCAACGATTGGTAGATTTCTTTTATGCATTAGCAGTTCTATTGAAAGAAAGAGAATTCGAAAAGCCACGTAACGGTTATATTCACTTGTTAGGTATTTCGAAGATTAGTGACTTCTACTTATTGAGTATGTTACAAAAGAACTTCAATAAGCATTTTGATAATAGAATACAAGTATCTACAGATAGTTCGTCACCTGGACAATATCCAGTATATGGTACTCAGTTACATACGCCTCAATTAAAAGAGATGACGTTCGCGCATCTTTATTTTCCAAAGGGTGAAAACTTGCCATACAATGAAAATGATTTAGTGCCGAATCCATTCGGTCATCCGATAAATATGACATTTGGTGAAGTAGCTAAATATGACGGACCTTGCAATTTGAAAATGACTTTGAATAACGTATTTGTATTTAACAAGACTATTCAAATGATTGACCAATTGGTTGATTCGCATTTCGAATTATTAGAAACGGTTGTACCGAATGATTTCTATCAAATACTAAAAAGTATGAATGAGATGTTCGAGAATCCAGACCAAGCTATACAAATATATGAAAAGTATAGAAATTACTATTTAAAGTTTGGTGGTAATCATACAACCACTACAAGTGAAAATACATTTAATCAATTTTTTGATACAGGTAAATAATATGAAAAAGAGCAATTTATTAAATTTTATCAGCCGTTATCATTTAGCCGGAGCTACGACTTCCGTTAAGTGGGAGGCTGCAGATGAGAATGTAGCATGTACATTCATTACTGATGACCAGAATGTTGTCGGTACAATTACAACGAAGATGGATTTAGGCAATACCGAATTAGGTGTTTTTGCTACTCCGCAATTAGTTAAGATGTTAACTGCGGTTGGTGATGATATCGATGTTAAAGTGCATGACGTAAGCCAAAAGGCAGTATCGTTAGGCATTAGTGACGGTGATGTGAATATGACATTCATGTTAGCTGATTTATCAGTTATCCGTCAGGTTCCGAAGATTAAGCAGTTACCAGCATTTAACGTTGCTATAAACATAACAAATGACTTCATATCGAAGTTTGTTAAAGCTAAGAATGCATTACCTGAATCAGAAAACTTCGGCATTCAATGTAAAGCAGATGAAGTTAACTTTATTATGAACTATTCATCTATCAACAATAACCGTATTAAGTTTAATGTTGATGCTGTTGATACAAGTGATATGGATATCGTTTGTTTCTCATCTACTTTGT